GTTGGAGAAGTCACCAACGACGAGGATGTTCGCGGCACCGGTCGTGCCAGAAAATTCAGGCGCGTAGTCGGTGGTGCGGATCGGGCGACCGAACAGCGTGCCGATACCACCAGCCGACAAATCGACGGTGTAGTAGGCGCTGTCGGCACCAGCGGCGAACGTGCGAATCTCGTTCTCCACATCGGTGTTCATGACCCATGTCGCGTTGGCGCGGTAACGCTCAGGGAGCGACTTCCACACCTTCAGGACATCAACTGCGCCGAACGCGCCATCGGTGGTCACCACAACTTCGACGTTGGTGTTTGCGTCCAACGCGGTGAAGATGCCGGTGGGCTGCGACGAGCCGGTGCCGTTGATCGTGCCGTTCGCCACGAGGTCGATGTATCCCTGATCAAGCAGGCGACGCATCTCCGCGGCGAACGCCGGGTAGTCGTCACCGACTTCAACGCTGTACGGGATGAACCCGCGAGCGGTGTACACCGGCACAGTCGGCTGCGCGAGCGTCGGAGCATCGTCGCTGACCTCAGTTCCCTCACCATCGTAGGAGAAGGAAACACCAGCCGATGAAACACCCTTCCACTCGTCGGTGGTGATCGTCACCACACGGGCGAGATCAAGAACCGGCGCAGCAGCAGCACCAGAGGTGAGGATGATCGACGGGTCGATCAGCACCGGGATGCCGAATCCACCAGCGGTGTCGGTGCCCTCGCTCATCGCACGGAACTCGTCAAGAGCGCGAGCCTCTTCCGGCGAGAACGACGGTGAACCTTGCGTGACACCCTTCATGAACGCGCTGCGGTAAGCGTCGTTCTCGGTCAGCACCATGCGCTTCGCGATCTGACCACCATCGGTCATCGCGTTACGGGTGCGGAGCAGGCTGTCAAGGTGGTCGCCGTTGCGGGCAGCAAGTTTGCTGCCGTCACGGTCAAGGATCGCCAACGCTGCGTCACGGATTTCGCTGCGCGATGCGCGAGCAACATCCAGATCGGTAGCGGTGCGCTTCATGACCTGCGGTGCGTCGTGACCGGCGGTGCGCTCCACCACAGCCTCACGGGCTGCGACGATCTTTGCCTCACGGGCAACGAGCGCGTCATAGTCGGCCTTGCGGGCTTCATGCTCGCTCAGGGCTGCGTCCAGTTCCGCATCCTCATCGGGGGTGATGTCGTCACGCTCCGACAGTTCAACGATCCGCGAACGCAGTTCTTCCAACTGCTGTTCCATTTCGTTCTTCTTCATGTCAGTCCTTTTCAACTGCTCAGAGCGAACCGCATTCGTGCGATCCGCTGATTTCGTGTTCTAATTGAAGCGTGACTTTCGGTCGGGGCTTCTTCACCCGACGAGTGGCTATCAGCCGGGTCGTCGGTTTGATCTGTTACGAACGACGTAATGTCGCCCGATGCCAGAATCGTAGCAATCTCGTCACGCACATTTTGATCACTCAATGCGGACAATGCTTGACGGGTGCGAACACCAACACTTGTTTGTTCGTACGCGGGGAACACGACCGGTCCGACCTCGTACAATTCGACCTCGCGGATGGTGCGTTCTTCCATGCCGTCGTTGCCTCGTCCCCACGTTTCGTCAACGATTCGGAACCGGAATGACATGCCGCTGATCGCGCCGTCACGGATCGCGTCACGCACCGGCTGCACCAACCAGTTATCTGACAAACGTGCTTTCACACGCAACCCGTGATCATCTTCGCTGATGCTGGTGATGCGTCCCAACGGGATTGAACCGATCAGAGGATGTGCACCATGATCGAACTGTAGGACTGGCATCCGCATCCCTAACGTCCGTCGGAACGCGCCCGGTGCGATCCGTTCACGGAACTCACCGAACTGATCAGCAATGTTCGTCCACTCGTTGAACACTGCACCGTACCCGTCAAGGGTCAGCCCATCATCGTTCGGGGTGACATCGAACGACAGTTGTCGTGTGATGTTATCTGTCGCCCGTGTGATCGTGTCCATGTCCATGCTCCGTTCATCTTTGATCTCGTCCGCTTTCCGGGCGAACCATTCACGGGCAGGTTCAGGGTTCAACGGGTCAATACCCCAAAGGTAGTGCGCGACAGCACCAGCACCCGGCCAACCGTCATCATCCGGATCACTGTTCGACGGCGCATCCAAATCAACAGCATGTCGCGCACCCCACGCGTTAGCACGCACAATCTTGTCCTCGCTGATGTCACCGTCAGCCATCGCACGCGCTTCACGGATCGTGCCGTCAGTTAGCCCGTCACCACCGAACCCTTCAGCACGCAACTCCAAACCGCGAGCAGCAGCATCCATGATGTACTGCGGTGGGTCGGTGTCCACCTGCCGGTCATCATCGTCGTCGTTGTATGCGCGAACGGTGACAGGTTCCCAACGGTCACAGTAGTAGTCGCCGCGCACGTATTCATCCCACAGTTCACACCATGCCATGTCACCGTCAACATTGCTTTCGTCGTAGTGAACACAGTTCCCGCACGCACGGCCTTCTGGCACATCGTCAGAGAGTGCAGGACGATATGCGTCAGGCAGATCACGCGCTGATCGTTCCCCGCCGGGTTCCATGCCTTCAGCGATTGACAGTGCAACCATCTGATCAATCGCATCATCTTTCGACTGGTGGCAACCCATCACTTCACCGTCGTCTTTCACAGTTGCCCAACCTGCACAATCAGGGTTGTCAGATTCGATGAAGTACGGCATCAGACTTCCTCTGTCCCGTTCGACGGTGGCTGCAACTGCACACTGTACAAACCAGTGTGAACCAGTTTGTTGAAATCGCCAGTAGTGACAGCAGCCACAATGCTTTGCGGTTCAAACCCGGCACGCATCAACGCTTCCATCGTCAACGCTTCACGATTCTTGATGTCAGCCATATCGGCAACATCCTCTTGCAGAAACGCTACGTCGCGGTCGTCATACCACAGCCGCACTGTCGGATCAGGCACCGTCAACACGTTCTGCAACGCGGCAGAAGCAGAACGCCACAACGGACGGATCGTCCCGTCAGCGAACCGGCGACGCGCAGCAACATAGTTCCCGCTATTCAACGACGAACCTGCGAGACCTTCGCTGATCCCCAAATAGGATGCCGGGACACCAGCAGCAGCAGCAATACGAGTCTCACCCGCACCCTGCACTGATTTGAGATTCAGTTGGTCAAAGTTCGCGCCAACAACTTTCACATCTGCGCCACCGCCCAGATACAAAGTTTTGAACGCACGATCCACACCACGATGCGACGCATCCATACGTTGCACAAAAGTTTCAAACGCCTCTTTCGTGATCTGCGGATCGAACGACACCACCAGATTCGGGGTCGCACTATTCCGCATGAACGAATGTTTGTACTCGCTGAACGCGTCATCAGCAGTCACATCGGGCAGCACCGTGCTGATCCACGACCGTCCACGGAACGGATGCATCGGATCAGGCAACGGTTTGAAATGACAAATCTCGTCAGGCAGGAACGTCGCCAACTCGCTGCCGTTCTCATCCATCACTGCGTAACCAATCAACTCCTGCCCATAAGGTTCACCCGTCACTGTGTCATCAATCGTGCCGGTCATCACCATCACCCGCGCAGGGTTCAACCTGACCAACTCAGAACGTCCACGCACCTCACGCCGATACCAATACGAATTGCCGTACAAGTCAGCATCGACCAGCATCCGTGACAGCAGATCACCAGTTGTCGCAGACGGCCACGGCTGCTCCAACACCGACAACTCAGTTGTACCAAACAACGCACCCGGACGGGAATCACGGAACGGTTGCCATTGGAAACGCGCTTCAGCAAACACCAACATGCGAGCATGAATCGCAGCAGCAACAATCGGATTCCGCTGACCCTGCAAAGCAGTCAACTCAGACGGCGACACCACCGGCGACACATATCGTTGACCACCGAACGCGAACTGTTCAAACAGGCGTGCATAATCGTTGAACGACAACCCATACTGCCGTTCTTCAATACGGCCAAATAGATTTGCTAACGCCATCAGTCACCACCGCGTTCAACTGCCACGCCATAGCACACTAGTCCAACACCCGCCACCACAAACGCCAACGCCACCGACAACAACCCTGCACCAATCGTGATCCCAACAAGCCCGGTGATCTGCAAACCCGGCGCAACCAATTTCTTGTCCACTTTTTCTCCTAACTGAACGCAGCCCACAACTCGGCAGGCGCAGTCACATCCGGTCTGCTATTCGCCCGATGATACGCGATACACAACGCAACAGCAGCATCAATCTTCCCGCGTGACTTACCCTTCGACAACGTGAACCCTGTTTCATTCATACGAGGAACTGCGTTCAACACATGCGCTGTGAACGCCGCGTCAGCGTCATGAGTCAACTCGCCACGCTTGATCGCTTCAAACGTCGCACCAACTGCGGGTGTCATACGTTGCAACGACTGCGGAATTTCCATCATCGGGAAACCCTCATCCAACAACTGCTGTGCAGGCAAATCAAAAAACCGTGGGTCAAACGACACTTCGCGCACATCGAACCGTGAACCCAACTCACGAATCACATGCATCACATCAGTCACATCCAACCGGCCATCCTCAGTCGGATTCCACACACGCGCCTGCGCGTGCCAACGACCGTCATCACGTTGCTGCACCCACACCACCGCCGTGCTGTCATGCTTCAACGCGACATCAACACCAACCCAGACAGGTTGACTGTCGATCATGTCCCACGGCTGTTCCAACTCGTCCCACACTTTTTTGCCGTCATCACCCAACCAGCACTCAACACCCTCATGCCATTGACCCAATCGGAAGATACGGAAATGCGATTCAGGTGACATCGCCACCGCCATATCCAACGCACCCTCATTCATATAGCCCTCGTCCAATGCCGGGTTCGCCTTGCGCCACTGATCCTTGTCTGTGACATCGCAACCGTCATCGGCTGCATACTCGGTGAACTTGAACCCGGCAGGCAACTGGCCATGCCTCACACGTTCACGCATATGCCACAGTGCGTTGGACTTCTCAAACCCCGGTGTGCCAATACCAGCCACCAACGACCGGGGACGCTTACCAGACGCCAACAAAATACTGTCCCACGATGTGATCGGCATGAATCCGATTTCGTCAACAATCGCCAACGACGGATCAAGCCCCTGCAACCCGTCAGGGTCGTTCGACTTCGGAAACATCTCACCATGATTGAGTGGCGTGACAATCTTCTGACCGCCAATCGCGGAATACACATGGCACCGGCTTGACAACTCCCACTCATCACGCAACATCGCCAACGCAACCCCATACACCGAAGTCACAGCCTGCTGCACCGTCGTCGCCACAACCGGAATCTGCGGGGCACCAGACTCATCCGGATCAAACAACCCCCACAAACCCAACGCAGCAAGGAACGTCGATTTGCCGTTGCCACGACCCACCGACATCACCGCAGCCTGCACCCCGTCAGCCAACACCTCTTCCAACCAGTTCTTCTGAAACTCAGCCAACCGCAACGGCTTCCCCGCGCCGTAACCCTTCGGGCTTCGACAATAGGTTTCGATGAACCGGATCGCTCGCGCATGACGCTGCTTCGTTTTCCAACGCAGCCACGCACCGGGCGAATCGTTCTCAAGTTTCTTCCCAGCGTTACGGTTGCCGCGCATCTGTGCGCCAACCTCACCGCCCTTCGCCTTCGTCATCTGCTCACCTCGTTCTCATGTGGGCTGTGGACAAACCGACAGTTCGACCCGCCCACAGCCCCAACCCTGTGGATAACCCCTGTCGGAAGCGTGTCATCTGT